CCTACTCCACTAGCATCAGAAGATATCATTTGTGTCTGTATACCTGCTGTGCTTGTTGCTAATATAACCCCACTACCATTTGTATCTGTTCCTTTAACTTCAATAGTTTTATAGGCATCTGCTAAATGTGTCGGTGCATTTGTGCCTACTCCTACATTACCCTGAGAAGTAAAATGTACTCTGTCTGTTCCTGCTGTTTTAAAATCTATTCTATCATCTGTACTTGCATGTATAGATGTATCTGCATCAGCATCTAATACTAATTCGTTACCTTGAATATCAATCGTAGTGCCAATAGACATTTTAGTTACATCATTAGACTGAATGTCAATATTGGTACTTGTATCACTCGTGATTTCTAGACCTGTTGAATTGTCTGCATTAATTTTTATAGCCATTATAAAATTACTAACCTCTCGCCTGATGGGATCGTTAATGTTATAGAACTGTTGATAGTTAAAGGTCCAACAGTTGAAGCACTTTTACTTGATGTCATTGTGTAATTTGTCGTCATTATTCTGCTATTCTCTACAAAGATTGTATCACTACCACCACCTGTAGCACCACCTGTTAGTGTACCAAAAGAAAGATTGCCTGAGCCATCTGTTTTCAAGAATTGATCTGCGCTACCATCAGCACTTGGTAATACCCATATTTTATTTGCACTTAGGGCAGGTGCCTCAAAACCAACATAGTTTGAGCCTTCCATAAATCTAAGTTCTGTATTACTTCCACCAAGAACTAAATTGCCTGTGACTGTTGCATCACTTGCAGTTGTGATTGTACCACCATCATTAATCGTAATGGCATCATCACCATCTGTGAATTCTATTAAACCTGTTCTTATAGAATCAGATTTAAAATATTCTACTGTATCGTTTGATTGATCTAGTTCTAGAATTGGTATATTTGCATCATTATCTTCATTTCTTATGTATAAAATATTAGCATTACTGTCATACCATAATTGATTTGCAAATGTTGTGCTTGGTGCTGATGTTCCTGATGATGTACTTGCTAATGCCTTTAACGCATTATTTAAATCTGTACGCGTGGCAGGAAAAGTCTGGTTTGCTATATCGAAATCATGTTGGCTCATAAATCACCTTTTTATTAAATTGATTTAAATATAACATAGCATTTAACTAGATTCTAGATATCCGTACCCTTTTGCAACAAAATCAAATGTTCTATCTACCACACTTCCTGTTCCACTACCTTGAAAGAATGTTATTGTGAATCCTGTTGCCGATTTATTAGTGATTACATATCTTTCATTTTGATCAAGACTTTGTGCACTTATTCCCAAACCTTGTAATTCTTTAAATGCAGGTGAGAATGTTACTGCTTTACCACCACTAGCTGTTCCTGATGCAATATCTTCTTGTGCTACCGTTCGATCAGGCATATCAATCGTAGCAGATAATGCGCTTATTGCAGGTGTTACACTTGATACAAAACCTTGCAATTGTGTTCGTATTTTTATATATCTACCTTTATATTCGCCTAATTGATAACTTCTAAAATCTGTATACGTAGAATTATCATTTGAAACAGAAATAAAATGTTCTACATTTATATCGTTATTATCATCATAAGAGCCATCAAACAAGCCTTCTCTCGCATCAAAATTGCCATTTATTGCATCAAACAATGTTGCCGTATCAAATCTAGTAAAAGTGGTGCTTATGGTGATTCTGCTTGAATATATTGCCCCTAAATCAATAACTGGGAAATCATAATTACCTTCACTATTGAATGATGAGGTATTGCCTCCATCATCAAAATTACCTGTGGCATCATCAAAATTACCTGTTGTATCATCAAAAAGTATACCTTCAATTAATTGAAGAAATTTTGTACCATCTCTTGTAACAATTTCTAAATCTGTACCTAATGTACCTGCAGTGAAATTGGGGCTTTGTGTAGATGTAGTAACAACATTAAGATCATTATTAATTCTATTTAGTATTATCGCAGATTTGGTTGCATTTACAGATTCAAGATTGATCACATCAATTGCCTTAATCATATACGTACCTGTTTGTGCAGGTAAAACTATACTATTTGCAGGTTTTCCTACCTTTTTGGCTACAATACTACCTTCTTGAAATGTTGCAGATGATGTATCAGATGTATGCCTTATAACATAATGAGATAAATCAAGATCAGGAACAGGTGTCCAATTAAGATGCACAAAATCTCCTATTACATTTGTTGAAAAATTAGTTACATCACTTGGTGGTGCTGTTTTACCAATAACCTCATGTGATGTTGTTATAAATTCAGAATGAACATTAAAAGCATTGATTGATCTTGCTCTAACTTCATATATAGCACCATCTTGTGCATTTACCAATTCAAATATATTTCCCTTACTTCTACCTAATGTAATAAATTCTGCTCCTGTTTCATTTGTATTTTTTGCCTCAACTTCAAATTCATTTGTTGTACCTTGACTAGATGAACATACAACTTTTAATACCGTTATTGGTGTTTCTGCATAAATTCTTAATTCATCTGTTACAACGATAGCAGGAATTGAAACAGTATCTGCACGAGGTAATGTTGTATTGTTTGAGGTAAATTCTGATTCTTCTGCATTCCAATCATACGCAGATGATGATGTTTCTCTTAACATTACCCTAATACCAATTGCATCTGGGTTTGAATCAAATATCCATTCTATAACCTCAAAGATCTTATTCGTAAATCCCAACCTTGTATTATTAATTCTAACGGTATCACCTACCTGTAATTTGAACCCTTTCATGTTCAATTTTGCCTTTAATAAAATTTGTTCTCTGTTTTTGAATAATACAATTTTTGCAATTCTTTGAGCTGTTATACTTGATGTTGTAAAGGGAAGTGGTACATCTGCAAATATAACTTCTTGATCTGCATCTACAAAGGTTGTGCTTGTAACCATTGGGTAATCTGAAGGTTGCCATTCGCTTTCAGGTGATGTAAATACACCTTTTACGGTATTAAATATATTTCTTCTTGATTGTTTTGTTTGTACTGTTATTTGTGAAATAAAATCATTTTCATCTAGTGTTATTGTTGGTGATACAAACTGACCACCTTTTAATGTAAATTTACCATTTGAATAAGATAATACGCCAAGACATGATGTGAGCAAGAAATCAAGAATATTCATTGGTGGTATATCACTATATACGATACCATTACATGTGTATCGTTTCTCTGTGCCACCACCTGCTTTAGTTACATTTTCATCACATAAATTTGCCATTGTAATGAATGATGCTGTATCAATGTTATCTCTGCTTATTCCTAACCCTAATCTCGTATCAGTTAAATAGTCGTAGATACATAGAGCAGGGTTACTTGAAAATGCTGTAGAATTATCTCTAAAATCGAAAAGTTTTTTGCCTTTAATTTCAGCACTTATATTTGGTACACCTCGAGGAAACATGTCTGCATCATAATCCATTTGTATATAAAGATATGCAATTCCTCTTAGTCTATGCTCTGTTGTCCACTTGCTTACTTGTTCTATTAAATCATGGTCAGCTAATTGTGTATCAGCTCCTAAATGTTTCTTTATTTCTACTGCTTGTCTTGTATAAATGAGAAACAAGGGTAATCCTCTAAAGTCAGATTGTTTGTCGTATTTATCAGGAGAAGTTGGTCTTTGTCTTGCTAAACCATCTGAATCGTTATTGATTGTAGTTAATGTCAATGCTTCATCATTAAAATAGATAGTATCAAATGATTGAATTTCATGAGATGCAACTTGGACAATCATATGCAATCTTTTATCGTTATCTGTTGTTTCCATAAACAAGATACCACCTGACTTTTTACTAGACCCATATACAATATCCCTTGATATGATTGGTTGTTTAATCATTAATTGTCTATTGTCTAATTGTGAAGAATAGGCGTTTTGTGAAACAGATGAATTTGCTATCCTTGGGCTAGGTGCCAAAGCATTTACGCCATATGTTATTGCTTGCGCATAAAAAGCATTCCCAGTCATTATATGTAATGCTATTTGTCCAAGATCACTATTAACTATTCTTCTTAGTGTTCTTGTTATACTTCGTACTACTCCGCCCATTTCTTATGATATTCCTTCGTTAGCTTTGATGTAATTGTAGCAATATTGTTATATTGGTCTACTCTTAAATAATTTATCTTTACATTTGCACCATGTTTTTTTGCAAAATAATTGGCTATCCATTTAACTTTATATTTTACATTTTCTGAAGATACCAAATCAATAACCCAAATGTTATCACCACTTTTGAGTTTTCTTGATACTCCTGTATTTTTAAAAATATGTTGGTTGAGATCATCAAAATAGGCATAGCTTACATATCCTGTGATATAACCGTTGGTTTTAAATATTTTAAATTGTTTTGTTTCTAAGAATGGTCGTAAATAATCTAATAGATCAAGATCGGATATAGGATCGTACTTATTAAATCTTCTAAATAGATGTACGATCTCTAGAACATTACATTCAACTTCTTGTTCCACCGCCCCACGCCAATACTTTGTTTTGAAGATCATCTACAAATTCAAGACCTTTATCACCAGGAAATGTTTGTTTTTGGTCTTGGTCTGTGTATCTTTTTGATAATGCTCTTTCTAATGTAATCAGTTTATTTTCAATTGTTACTGTTATTGTAGATGTTTCTGCACTTTCTTGAATTACCATTGTATCTATAAAGCCATCAAATATTTTGTATGGATCATTTACAATCACTGTTTCATTATCAGCAGTTGCAAGAACACCAAAAAATATCTCAGCCGTTATACCTTGTACATCTTCTGTTAATACCTCAGATAAAATATTAGAATCAATGCCAGATAGTTTTACTGACATACCTGTTGCTTTTATATCTGGTGTTTCTTCTAGGTTTGATATTTCTAAAAGGTTTCCTGAACCTACAAATGTCTTTGAATCAAAAAATACATCATCATAACCTGACCATAGGTTTAGTCTATTAGGTGAGAATGCAAAAGATATTGCATAAAATGGTCTTATTGTAGAACTATCTAGTTGTGCAGAAAAATCTGTACCTAATGTTCTAGCCATTATTTACCCTTTTTTGCTACCACTTTCTTTTTTTTCTTTACTGCTGTTTTTGTTTTTGTTTCTGTTGGTTTTGTCATTTTAACTTCTTGTGCCAAACCTTCATCAACAAATATTTTTGCTAAAGTTTCTTGCCATGGTTTATTACATTCAACAATTTCATCTTTCATATATGTTTTTGTAACATTTCCACTTTCATTTGCAGTACCTACTGCATCTTGTAACATCTTAATTTGCATAATTTTTACTCCAATTTAATATATTTCTTCTAATACTTGACAGACAGAGTGTGAGCTTACCCTGTCTGCCCCTTTACCGCTAAAGGTTATGCATCAACAGAATCCATAGGATTACCTAAGATTCCCTGAACACTTATAGGTGTCCCATTTGAATGGGTACCTGTAGCATCAATTTTTACTCTTACATATCTTTTACCACCGATATAGCCAATTTGACTTGTCTGTGGTGTTTCTCCATTAGCATCTAGTGTTAAGAAAATACCAGATCCATCAACACTTCCCTCAGTCACACTTGTTGAAGATGTAACTGCTGAGAATGATGAATCATCATCAGATTCTTGAAGTATGAAATCAAACTTCACACTACCTGATAATGTATCTCCTTCTATACCACTATTTACGACAAACATTACGCTTTCAAAGCCTTGTGTGTCTACTGTTGTACCATTGGCATCAGCAGTAAAAACAGCAGCGTCTTGACAGGTAACAGCTTTCGTTCTATTTGAAATATCTCTCATGTTAGCCTCCTTTAAGCACTAATGTTTTGTAGTCTAATTGCTTCTGGTAGTACAACTGCACCACCAACCCTTTTACGTGCAACATATCTAATATTACCTGCTGTTGCTTGACCATACGGATCACGCAATACAGACATGTTTATTCTATCTAAGATAGTATATGCTCTTGAAAAATCGCCAAACGCAACTGGTTTAGCTGATCCTCCGATTGCAGGCATATCTGTAGCTAGTGTATATGGGAAACCAACTAATGTTGTCGGTGCACCACTTACTAGATTCAAGCCAACATGAAATATTTTTTGACCTTCGCCATCTTCTAATTGTAGAATTTTAGCGAATGTTGCTCTTGAAAATACAAAACGTGCATTTCCTAGATACTCAGATTTAACTGCATACACTAAATCTAACAGACCATTTGCAGTCAATGCAGAGCCACTACCTGAATTGGTTGTGCCTACACCTGCTGTTGTATCTGTAAAACCTAATGGTTTACCTACACCGTTACCAGATACGAATGATGTACCTTCAAGCAATGCAAATCTTTCAGCAAATTCTGTTGCCATTTCTGACTCTAGATTAAATGCTGAATCTTCTAACAATGATTGTGATATATCAACAATTGCTGACATTTCATGTGCATCAATTGACATCATACCTGTTGTGTAACCTGTTGTTTCACTTCTCGTTGCAGTTTCACTAACAAAAGATGCAGAGAATTGACCAGTCCTTTTTGGGATTTCAATACCTCTTTTATCTGTTTGTCTTACTCTTGCAATTTGTCTGATTGGTGAGATTTCAGTTACAGTTTTTATTAAATCAGTTACATACTCAGTAGGTGCATAAAATCCACCAAGAGTATCATCTGATTCATATAATGCTTTTGTTTCTTCAGGATCAACTTGACCTTTTTTCAGATAAGAGCCAAATGCTTTCATTTGTAAATCAACACTTTTAGATGTTGCTGTTTCTGGTCGAGCAAGTGTACTTTCTAGTCTACTTAACTTTTCTTCAGCTTCAGCAAGATTCTTTTTTTGTATCTCTACTGTTTGTTTCATTTCAGCATTCTTTGCAACTTCTTCTGAAAGTTTATCAACTTTTTCTTGAAGTAAAGGATCAGCATGACCTTTTGATTCTATTTCTGATAATCTTTTTTCATTTTCTTCTTTAAAATCTGAAAAAGATTTACCAAGATTCTCAAGAATCGGTTTAATTTCTTCTGACATTTTTACCTCTTATTTTTTAATAATGTTAGTTATATGTTTAATACCTTCAATATCTTCTGCATCGGCTACATCTCGTAAACCTCCGAAGTTGCTATGTAGGTAACTTGCTATTGATTTACAAAGATCATATGAGAATATGCCTGAATCCCTCAAAACATCTTCCACATCTCTCGTTGTAATCGTACCCTCTGCCATTTTGACTTTATCTACTTTGGCTTTTGGATTCATTGGAAATGTAACCATAGAAATTTCCATTAAGTCTACTTCTTTGATTACTCTTTTTTTGTTTTTTTCATCATAGCTATATCCCTTGGGATTGAGTCTATAACCTATTGACATAGAGTTGATTGCTCCTGCCTTCATTAATTCGTATGTTTCTCTGCCTCTTTGTGTACCTAAGACCAATTTGCCTTTTACCTTAAGACCTTTATTATCTTCTTCTATTGATTCAATAACACCAATTGGCTCATCTGTTTTGTGTTGATATAATAATTTTATATCTTTTTGTTTTTTCTTATAGATTGATTTGGCAAAAGCGCCTTTTTCAATGACATCATTGCCTAAGTCTTTATTTCCAAATACAGATGCATAACCTTCAAATCTTCCATCTTCATCTGTTTCAAGACCTTTGTATTCACAACTAAGATCAAGAACCTCTTCAGATACCTCATTGAAGTAGTCTTCTGCTAGTTCTGGCATATTTAACACCTCTTTATTCGTTACAGGTATTCTAGCAAGAAAATATGTAATTAATCAACAACATCATCTGCATCATAGTTAAATGTAAAACAACGACAATTGATGACATTACTTGGTCCACCTCTCATGTCCCCAGGGTATTGCATTGGTTTCTCTACAAAAGATCCACCACTTATTGGTGTCATAACCATGAAATCATCATCAACACCAACCTGTAGTAGATTCATATTTTTATGCCATGATCTCGTTCTTTCATCTACTGCTGATGCCCATTCTTTGATTGGTTTGTTCAAACCTAATTTTTTAATTATTTCTTGATTGCCATAATTCATTGCCTGATGTGTTTCTGTTCTTGCAATCATGGTAGATCGCCACAATGAAAATGCGACTGATTTTCGTATGTTTTTTGAAATGGTGTCTATCTCTTGTCCTGTGTCTAAACCTCTTGCTATTTCTATTTTAAGTGATGCTCTGGTCGTTTCTGTGATGTTTGACACATTCATTGCTGAGAATTGTGATGCATACTGTGTGATTATTGGATCAATCGTGTCATCTTGTTTTTGTAATCTAGTTCTCTCAATGCGATCTCTCATGGTTTCCATGATTCTTCTTGTATTTTTATCAAATATCTTTTTTAGTTCTTGTGAGAATTTGATATATGTTTCACCAGATATCTGTTGAGTTTTGAGGTATTCTTTTTCTGTGATATCTCTGTATTTATAAAATAATTCTCTTATTTCTTTTCTTACTGCATTACTAAGTGTAAGCAACAATCTGAGAAGTTCTTTGTATTCTCTAGCCCTGTTGAATCTTATCTTTGCCATAAATCATTATAAGTGTTTCTTTTAATAATTCTTCTTGTGTACCCCATTTTTGAGTAAATTCTTTTGAATTGTGATGATATGCCTCATTTGATGTTCTGTGATGATAAGGGCATAAAGGTATTGTTTCGTAATGTGTTGATCTTTTAGACATCATGCCTTTTTTAATGTGATGAATTTCTGCAGGTGTGTCATTGTAGCCCATTTTTCTGCATACAATACAACATAAATTTGCCACCTTGCTCAGATGTTCTTTTTCTTTTTTCTTCAAATATAGCCCCTTTATCAGAGTATATCATTTTTTTGAAGATAATGGGTGTCCACTTGGTAACAAATCAAGATCAAATTTGCCACTTCTGAATCTTCCTGTTCTTACTGCACTTAGAAATGCATTTACCCTTGCATAAGCCCAACGATCCTCACCACCTGATGCTCTTACGCTTGGTCTAACTGATGTAGGATTTGTTCTATATGCACCAACACCTCTTCTGAATACTGCACCTAACATTCTTACAGTTACCTTTTTACCTTTTCTGTTGCCATATCTTTCGTTATGTTTATCTACCTTGCCTTGTAATCCCTTTTTTATAGATTCACTTAATGGTGCTTTTTCTTCGTATGATCTTACCTCATCATTATCAATACATGCCTCTTCTATGTATTCATAATCATCTTCTTTTTCTTCTTCTCTCATAATTTGATTTCTTTTTGTTTTCGACCATGAGAAACCTGCATCACCACCCCATAATGCCCATGCGATTCTACCTGCACTCGGATAACCTTTTTCGCCTCTGTTGAAACCTTCTGCTTGTTTATCTACTTCATGTCTAGAAAAGAATGAGTACATTCTGAGAACTGTGTTCGGTGACATTTTTTCTTTATTAGCCAATTGGTTTGCTCTAGCTACACCAACTTGTGTACCACCACGATTAAATTCTTTTCGCCATTCAAGACCTCGTTTTGCTTCTTCTGCCATGGCATCAGTACCTGTTAAATCTAAATCGCTTATGGCTTTGTTATCTCTTAGTCTTTGTTCATATTCTTCATGTGTTTTGCAAGGCATATAAACTATTTGCCCATCTTCGTTATGACTATGTATTCCTTGACAACCTATTTCTTCAGCACGATCAATCGCCTCTTCTTCAGTTGTGAATGTATCAACATCAACTGCCTCTTTTGTGCCATATATTGCATCAAAGTCTTTTTGAGCACCATCAGGATCAACAGGTTTAGCATTATCTTGTTCACTTGTTGCACTTACCTCACCAATTGGGAATAGATTGCTTGGTATATATAATTCATCGCCACCTGATACTTCTTCTAGACCTAATCGTTCTCTTGCCTCATTTCTTGTCAAAATACCTGCTTGAACACCACCAACAACATTTTCGTATATTTGTTTTCTTTTTTCTGTCATTGCAGGTATTGAATCAATATCGTATCTAATTGAAATATTACCTTCATACAAAGGTGCTAGATATTCATTTAAATCAGATTGTACTCTGTTTAAAAGAGGTATTATTGTTTCCTCATAAAGAGATAATTTAGCTGTTTCCATGTTTGAATATGTATTTGCCTCTGGTATTCCTATCAATTGTGCAGGTACACCAAATGTAAGTGCTATTTCTCTTGCAGACATATTTGCTAATTCTAAGAAATCCATATCTTTTGGTGATAGACCTAATTGTGTATAGTCAAAATCTCCCTCTAATAACATTGGTCTGCCTGAATTATGACTACCTTGAAATCTAAATTCTAAATCTTCTAATATTCTTGCTCTTTGATCATCTGTTAATGTGGTAGACATACCTGTTTCATCTGTTGGCTTGAATTTAAGCATACCACTTGGTGTTGCACCATTTTTTAATAATGCCACATTATGTAAACCTGCTAGATTGTGTTGATCAATATTGTATGCTGATGCCATCATTGGCGAACAACCATAATAATCATCTAATGGATTCCACATTTTTATATGTTTTATTTGTGAAAATCCTGTGTTTTGATCTACAAAGTATTTAGCTTTTTCTACACCATTAATCACATATCTATATGCTGATGGTATAACTGTAGTACTTGATTCAATATCTATTCTGTCAGGTCTTAAAAGATATAATTCATTAGGCATTTTTAATGCATCAGAATCTCTTAGGATATAGGTATTGCCTGAGATCATAAGGAATGAATACATACTTGCAAAGAACTCTATACCACTTTGTGTTGGGTTTGGTCTTTTGAGCAATGAGATTAACTCATGGTTTTCTAGCTTTACATCATCATCATATACGCATAAATCAACAGCTGAGGCACTATTTGCAATTAACTGAATACATCTATGAACAATTGCATTATCTGTGTAACCTTCTTTTGCATAATCTTTGTATCTTCTTTGACCTTTTTGTGATTCAGCAGCCAACTTATTGATCATAATTTTAGGTGCTTGTTTCGTTTCTGATGTAACTTTTTTTTCTTGTACAAAAAACTTATCAAATATTCCCATTTAACTAATCCTAAAAATTGCCTGACCTGAACTTTGTAATGATGTTATAGCCCATACCAGTGCATCAACTCTATCGTCATGTTGTGATTTTACATTATTTCCTGTGAATTGACACATTTGTTCTTCTAATTCTTTTAATACACCTACATGATGAACTTTATTTTGTTCATACAATGCTGATATTGGCTCTGCTCTGATTACCTTACCTCTTGTTGCTCTAACACTTGTATAAGAAATGTTTTCTTCTTTAGTTCGTAAAAGTCTTTCAATAAGATCACCACCATTATTTACTTCTGCTACTATCCTATCGCAATCATATTGATGATACAAACTAATAGCTTTGTTTATCCATACATCAGGATTATTTATCATGCTTGAATCATTGAGAATATAAAAATGTCCTTTACTATCTCTACCTGCAACAACAATTCCTGTTTCATCTGAATGTGGGTTATTGGTCACTGCAGGATCAATAGCGACAACTATTCTTTCTAAATCTGGCGTTTCTTGAACTCTTGATCTTTCAATCAAATCAATATTAAATAATGCACCTTCTATATCTTCTAAGATTTCTGCATATAATTCTTGTCTACCTAGTCTTGTTCCCATATATCGTTCTTTTAACATTTCTATAGAAGAACTTGCAAGATTGTCTACATTGTCAAATGTTGTGCCTCTAATGACTTTGGTATCTTGTCTTTTTGCTAGTGTTTTTATTATCTTTGTTGGTCTTGGTGTTGTTGTTATTATACATTTTGGCTCTTGCCCTAATCTTAATGCCATCATCAAGTTATCAAAAGATTCAGGATATCGCCAAGATGCTAATTCATCACACCATGCCCTATGAAATTGCACACCTCTTAACCTATCAGGTTCTTGTGCAGGAAATCCCATTACCTTAGAACCATTGAAAAAGTTTATTTCATTGTTAGATTTGTTATATCCTGATTCATCAAGCAAATCCCTGTTGATAACATTCATAATTCCACTATCACCAGTAAATACAACCCTTCTTAAATCTGAATATGTAGGTGCGACCACACCACAGGTTACATTATCATTCAGTAGACAATATTGTATGATGTCATAAGCGCCACAGAGTGTCTTTCCCCACCCACGACCACATAAAAATAAATAGATATTATAATCAGGATTATCTACGACCAATTGATTTGGTCTTGCCTTTTTTATCCAATCAGTGAGTAGATTCGTTGCTATCTTCTTCCGATAGCTTAGATTCTCGAATGTCTGAGATGAGCTTTCTAAATTTATCATTTTCTTGTGAACTATCTGTTACCTCAATTACATTATGTTCTTTCCAACCTGCTTGTGTTTTTAACCAAAAGATACCTGCTGTTACTGCACCATTAGATTGACTTGTTGCTATCTTGAAAAGATTATTTGCAACCTGAAAATTAGCAGTAGCTTTTCCTTCTCTTAGTTCATCTTGATAATATTTATATAATGTTGGTCTGCTTATATCTAATAATGAACATATTTGATCATGTGGTAGTCCCATACCTGATGCTTTCTTAACCACTTCTTTTTTATCATCAGTTATTTTTATATCTTTTGGCATATCTTTTTTATAATGTAAAAATAAACACTCATTTTCGTTTTAATTCAAGACCATAATTATTTGTTTTTTTACCAAATGTCAATCCCTCTTTGTAGATTAACTTATTTTGTTTCTTAAATTTCCTGTAATTAACCATGTGATGCCATCTGCCATATTTCATTTTTACTTCTGTTACATCAGGGTGAACAGATTGCAACATATTAGCAAATTCTAATCTGTTGTTCGTTTTTCCATATAGATCATCAGTATTTCCACCCTTCATTGATAATGTTTTTGCCTTACATTGTAAAAAGAGATTGAATTGTATGGTACACCAACCCTTTTTAAGCATATCTAAAGACAATATAGTATCTTCGTTGTATCTTCCTCTCCATCTAAATGGGATATCATTTCTTATTAAATTACAACTATATATTCTTGTGTTCACTGTGAATGGTCCATAATCTGCACCTGCATTGTCTACCACGAAAAAATTATAATTTGGTCCTGCCATTCCTACATTCGTATATCTCAAGCAGAAATCTTCCATAACACGCCACATAACACCTGATTTACAATCTATTTCACTGTTGTGTATGAATCTTTTGAATTTACCAATGTTATCGTCCATTACCCAATGCCACTTGTAACCTTGTGATATTGAATGATCCCAAATAAAGTTTCTTGCACCACCTGGTCCCTT